TGTTAAGTTGAATGAATGTAGAGAAGCGATTATTGATGCTTTGGAGAAATACGAGTTAGATAATGTAACTGTATGGGGTTTATTGGAAGAACTCAAGATGGATAGTTATATGTTAGCCTGTGCGGCTGCTGGGCAGGAAGAGTAAACGAAGTGAACAGCGTGAATGAAGTGAACAGGGTTAATTGTGGCTATAATTAAAATATCTGATAGTGGAAGGGGGTTGTCTATAGTTGGCGACGACGGTGTTGTCTACGGTACTTCTGTTCCTTACTTAAAAAAATTTTTAAGTATAGGTAAGAAAAATAGTTTCTTCGAGTTACATAGATATGCTGACCCATCTCCTCCTGGCAAGTGGCGTAAGAGTCCTGTATTCGTGAAAGGTGAGAAGATTCCTTACGACACGTATTATAGTACAGGAAAAGGAGAAGATAAGGGTACCCCTGATTTAATGGCTCCTAAGGCACGGGCAGATAAGAGAAAGAAAGAAAGTTTTAAAGTGGATGATAACGTATGGTAAACGAAGTTGAACAGGAGCGTAGCGAATGGTAATTGAAGAAATTAAAGTAGACCAGGCTTTTATTGAAAGCATGGAGAAGTATAGAGTACCTAACAAGGACTTAGGTCTCTTTGGAGCTTGTGGGGAGAATGTTGTAGTCTTTGCTGAGCATATGCTTGGTGTAAGGTTATATGCCTGGCAGGTTTACTTCTTAACAAGAGTAACAAAAGCTATGGAGAACCGAGATGGAGATAACCCAGAGTTCGTTGCCATTACAAGCCGACAGATTGGAAAGAGTACAGCCTTAGCAATATTATATTTATGGGCAGCAGTATTTAACAAGTGTCCTTCTAAAGATTTAAAACAACATACTAACGGTGTAGTTACCTCAGCCTCTAATGACCAGGCAAAGAAGTTACTTAATGAAGTAAAGGGTTTAATCCGACAAGGTGACATCTTTATGAAAGAGAAGTACTCTAACGAAGACGGTAGTCCAAGATTCGGACATATTGATGCCAAAGGGAACTACGTTGGTTTATTACAAGGTCTATTATCAGAGAACGACCCTAACAACACCCAACAGATTACATTCAAGGCTGGAGATGATAGTACCGGTGAGTTCCTTAAAGGAAGTAAGCAAGGTAGTGTTATCAAGAGTTACCCTCCAACACAGGTAGTACTTGGTGAGACTTTCACTATAGTGGCTATTGATGAAGCTGGTAAGACAGATAAGATTTCCGATATGTTCTTTGACGAGTTCCTTTATCCTACAGGGAATTATAACAACGCTGTAAGATTGTATACAAGTACTCCCTGGGTTAGTAGTGGATTTTTCTACCGAGCTGTTGACCCAGACGAGACTTACCATCACGGTGACTTATACGATATTGCTTTATTCAGTATCGAGGCGATTCAAATAGAGAACCCTAGTTACTACGACACAGTGAAGAAAACTATTGATAGTATGATACGTGTTGGTAAGAACGATGAAGTACAGAGAGCTTACTACTGTCGATTCGTGAAAGGTGAAAGAAGTTACTTCGACCCAGAGAAGGTTATGCCCGTATTCCAACCACAACTTGAAATGGTTGACGAATATCTTGGAGAATGTGATATGGGAGTAGACTTCGGTGGTGAGACTGTATCCAAAACCGTAATTACAATTACAAGGTTAACCGAAGATGGAATAATCGAGAGATTATACCACAAGACTTATCAAGTAGGAGAAGATATGTCACTGGTGAGTGACATTGAGGAGTTATTAACAAGATTTAATGTTCAGCGTATCATACCCGATGATTGTCCTGCTGGTTGGTACAGAATTAAAGAGATGCAAAAGAAACAATGGAATATCCAGCCTATGAGCTTCAAAGCTGATAAGGTTAAGAAGTACGGAGCATTCCGAAGTATGCTTAACAAGGGTTATGTAGATTCCTACGAAGACGAAGACTTGCGAGTAGAGATGTTAGGTATGGAGTTTAGCGAAGGACAGAGAAGTACCATTATTAGACACGCCCCTGGTTACAGTGATGATTTAATTGATAGTTTCATTATGAGCTGTTACTTCTTCTTAAACGAAGATAATAAAATTACTTTCGGGACGTTTGAGGATTAAAATGTTTACACGAAAGAGACCAAAGAAGATACCTGTATCAGAACATACAAGATTTTACGGGACGACACAGAATACAGAAACGTATTCGGATATATTAGACGAAGATGAAGACCCGGAAGATTAATGAGATTGAAATGCATCCAAGGAACGCCTCCTTAAAAGATGCAGATTATTCAATTGAGGAAGAAGCCGATATTTATGATAAACAGCTACAACACATTTACGATAACCCTGGATTGTATTTAGATGCAATTGAGGGTAATTTTTTACGTACTTACAAGGTACGATGGAAAAATTATAGGTCAAAAACACCAACTATACCCTATAAATATACAAAAAAAGGAGGAAACGCCAATACCTTTATAAAGGAAACGCCCCCTATTTAGGGGGTTGAATTAGAGCTCAATATTCAAAATGACAAAATCTACAATTATTAAACGAACAGATAGTAAAGAACCTATCCGAGGATACACAACATCAGCGGACAGTTCCACAGTCTATCCAGACTTTACATTTGCAGGTGTTTATGAAATTATTCAGAGAGACCCAGTAGCAAGAGGAGCAATCAATGCTTTTGTTGACAAATGTATGGAAGGAGACTTTACAATCCTGAACAGAGACTCACTATCCTTCGACGTAGAGTTTCAAAAGAAATTACAACGAGACTTCAACTTCCGAACAGATATTCTTCGACGAATCTTTCTGGTAGGAAAAATTTACAATAACGTATTTATTGAAATTGTCAGAGGTGCTGACGGTAAATCTGTTAAGCAACTGAACGTGTTAGACACAGCAAATATGGACGTTATCACTAAACCCAACGGGGATTTAGTAAAACTTAAATCTAAAGTACCAAACCAAAATACAGGCGAGTTTGCTTACTGGCAAGCTGACGATATTGTATGGGTTAAGTTTGGTGACCGAGATGGTGGCTTTGCCCCTTTCGACTTACGTGCCTTATGGGAAACATTAATCTCCAAGCACGCAGTATTAGACTTTACACAATGGCTATGGGACTCCGGTCAATACCGAACAATCTACTCAGGAGATAATGCTGACAAGATTGATATTGACGACTTCATGGCTTTCTTACGAAAGGTAGAAGGTAATTACCGAAAACCATTTGTAGCGACAGGTGCATTACAAACAAAAGTATTACGAGACGCTAAAGAATTAGAATCAATTGACATCTTACTAAAATATTATGACAACCAGATTGCAATCCTTCTCAGAGTCCCTCCAGTAGATTTAGGGATGCCTGAAACAAGTGGAAGAAGTAATGCCGATGCACAGAGCAATAACTTCCACACTCATATCACATCATGGAAGACGGTTGTTGCTGATTCTATTAGCAACAAACTCTTCCCTAAAATGAATAAGGGTAATACACTTTTACGGTTTGCACCAAATGACCGTTTCGCAGAGAAACAAGCATTTGAAGTATTACAAATTATGGGTAGCTTAGGATTTACTCCAGAAGCTCAAGTAGAATACTTATCAGACCGAGGAATCTTCTTCAACTCTCCAAAGCCAATCAAAGACCCAATGGAAACAGCGGCTAAGATGGCAGAGATTAATAAACCAGATGAAGAACCTGGTATAGATAACCCAAGAGACAAGGATACTATGCCAAGTCGAACAGGTAAAGGTACTGGTGAAGGTAATAAAGCTCAAGAAGAAGTAACAACACGTGAAGACCAAATTAAGAAGGTATAAATATGGTAGAAGCAAAGAAATTATTAAGTAGCGACAAACAAGTAACAGAGGGAGGACAAGTATATTGGATTCTAACTTTCTACATGGAAGCTACAGGTGAGATTAAAGTAACTACTGTTTACGAAGACCCTTCAAATTTATTAAACGCTGTTGACTTACCAGCATACGTTCAAAGCTTACCTTTAAGTGGTCAGGCAAAATGGTCTGCTATTTTTAAAGACACAGCAGAACGTGAAGGCGATGATATTGCTTTATTGGTTGCAAATCTTTGGTTACAACGATACCTTAAAGAAGACGAAGAACAAAACGGTACTACTTTAGAACGTATCGCCTTTGAAGTTGATACAGACGTGAAAGAGTTAGTAACTCGGTCCGAGAACGGACAAGAATACATTTCATTCAAGTTAGCAGACGTTATGAAAGACCAGTTTGGTGTACAACTAAACGGTAGTATCTTACAGAAGTGGGCTGACAAAATAAACGGTGGTTCCAAACTCCAAGGAGATATTGACCACGAAGAATATGACCGCTTACTTGCTATGGGTCTTTCCGAAGAAGAGATGAAAGAACGTCTCGTCGGTAAGAACGGATTAGCAACAGCAGTACAAGCAATTTACGAGAAAGGTAAGTTGTGGGTAAGAGCCTTAATCGACAAACGATATAAAAAGGCTATTAGTAAAGCTCAAGGAGTTTCCATGGAAGCTCTAATTGAAAGGGACAATCAAGGTAACGTACTTAACGGTGAGTTATTAGGTTGGACTTTTGCCGTAAAGGACACCCCTGGTGTTGAAGGCACATCCATTAATATGTGAAAGCATAGGAAGGTGTAGAATATGACTAAGAAATTGACTAAGAAAGAACAAGCTGCAAAGCTAAAAGAAAAGATTACATTACTCAAAGAAGGAATTGCTTCAGAAGAAAGTAAACTGGAACGATACTGTAAACAAGTAGAGAACTGGATTGAATTTACTGAGATGAAAATTGAAGGAGTTCGAGCAGGACGTATTGAACCAGAATTTCCACACCACAAGAACAAACGGTTCTGGCAATTACAAGCAAACGAAATGCAGTATACTTATGAAGAACAAAAAGCTTCACAGGAAGGACAAAAGGCAGCCTTCGCATATAAGATTGAAGCTTTAACACAAGAGATAAAGACTCTTACAGCAGAGATAAAGAAATTGGAAGGTAAGAAAAAATGAGTGAGTTAACGAAACAAGAACAAGATAGTGTTGCAGCAGATATTGCAGCAGCAAAAGAAAGATTACAAGCAAAGGAGAGAGCAACAGAAGACGCTTTAACTAAGGCTAAAGAAGATGCTAAAACAGAATTACGTGCTGAAGCAGAAGCTAAAGCTAAGGTAGAAGCCGAAGCTAAAGAGAAAGCTGACCTCCAAGCAAGAATTGCCGCACTAGAAGAAGAAAAGAAAACTAGTGAGGAATCATACAAACAGAAATTAGACTCTGTTATTGAATCTCAAGCCGTCGTTCAGACACAGGACCCGTTTGCGGGCTCACCGTCACAACAAGTACGTGACCCGGTTTCCTCCTTAACGGAGAGCCAAATGGACGACATTGAAAACGTAAGTCGTGAAGCTTTTGAAGAACATTTGAAAAGTAAACGATAGACGACAAAACATACGAGGAAAAATAAAATGCGAAAAGAATTTATTAAACGGGCTTTAGACGCAAATGCTTTTACAGCAGCAGGTGCTGAAGGTATTGCAGTAAACCCAAACATCTGGGACATGAAACTCCGAGATTACCAAAGTGAGAACTTAGTAGTTGCACCATTAGCAGAACAGTTTGATTTAACTGGTCCAGGAGCAGACTTAAAAGTAACTATCGACGAAAAACCAGCAGCAGCAGCAGCAGCTTTAACTGAAGGAAATGATGTAGCAGTAACAGCGATTACAACTCGACCTGTAACTTTCACACCTTCACAAGTAGCAGCTCGGTACCAAATCTCTCAGAAAGAATTTGTACGTGCTTTCTTCAACAGCATGGAAAATGCTACTAAGAAATTAGCATACCAACTAGCTCTTGCAAAAGACACTACAGCTATCTCAGTATTAGATACAGCAGCAGGAACAAGTATTGTACCAGCTACAGCAGTTGCAGCAACTCGAGCAGCAGGTGACTTAACTGCAGCAGATACTTTAGGATACGACGAAATCATCAACGGAGCACGAGCTATTAAAAATAACTTATACGTTCCAGCAGATTTAATCGTTAACTTCTACCAAGGAGCAGACTTATTGCGACTTGACAAAGTAAACAAAGCAAACGAATTTGGTTCACGTGAAGGACTTGAAAGAGGACTTATTGGAGACTTATTCGGTGTAAAAATTTACGAAACAACTCAAATCGGTGTAACAGCAGGTACAGTTGGAGATGAAGCAAATGCTCTTATGTTAGGACGAACTCCTACAGGTGAGAAATGTTTCGGTCTTGCAGTAAAAGAACGACCTACTATTAGTAAAGACTATAATGTTGTAAACTTATCACACGACATCGTAGGACACGAAGATTACGACATCAAATCATTACATGATGACGCAATTGTAGTAATTACTACTTGGAGTGAGTAGATTTAACATGGACCTAACGGTCCTTTTTCTTTTT